TCGCCCACGAGCATGTTGCCGCCATAGGTGATGCGGCCCAGCTTGGCGGACGTGGTAAACTCGATATCGTACTTCCGCCGGAACTCCTGGGCGGTGACCACGTCGCGCGTCAGCTCGGGCAGGCCCAGCTTGTTGAGCCCCTTGACCACAGCCTGATCGGGCGTGCCGTAATTGAGGACAATGGCCGCATCCACGGCCAACTGAAAATTGGCTCTTTCCATGGCAACTCCTTAGGCGGTTTCGACGAATCCGGAGAGCTGGATGCCTGCGCCCCAGACCTCGTCCTCGTCCGGCAAGGTGGGGACATCCCCGCCCTGCCAAAGTTCAAAATTCTTGAGTCCTTCGCCGGGGATCGACTGGCCCCCGAACAGGTCGAGGGCGTGGGACACCAACACCTCCGCCTCATAGGAGGCATCGGCGAAAACCATGATCTGCACCGTCACGTCGTGGATATGCTCGGTGAGTGTGCTGCGGTCCGCGGCCACGGGGATGGAGAGCACCGCATACGGCCGCGGCCATCTCCTCGGTGCCCGCGCGTAGGCCAACCGGCCGGACACGCCCGTGGCAAACGGGTGGTCGGCGTGGGCGGCGAACCAGGCGTCGAACGCCTGGCGCAGCCGAGGCCGCACGGTCTCACGCCTGGGCAATCGGCTCATTCGCCGCCGTCCTTCATCCGATTCTTCACCCGCTCCAGATCGAACACGGCCGCGCCACCGCGCATGAAGGCCTTGCCCGGATAGCCGTGCGAACCGAACTCCTGGAACGGGGCATACGGCTTGTCCGTTTCCAGGACGCCGGTCACCACCATGCCGTCACGTTCGACGCTGGCCTCGATGGAGTCGCGCAACGCTCCGGTGCGCACCGGACAACGCCGCTTGGCCTCGGGCAGCACCTCATCCTGCATCTCTTTCCCCATGGCCGTCTCCAGACGAGACATGAACAGCTCACCGGCGTTGGTGAACATGCCCATCAGTGTTGCTCCTCCTGCCGCGCTTCGGCCTCGAAAACGGTCCAGCCACGCGCGTGGTCGGTGAAGGCGTTCGTTATGTCGAGCACCTCATGGGGCGTCACGAGGCGGCAGCCGGCGGCCAGGGCAGGGCAGGCCGGCATCCACCCGGAGCGGTAGCCCACGCCCACCTGCCGGGCGGCCATGACGCGTTCCTTGCCGGAAAGTCCCCGCACGGCCGCCTTGCCGGTCCAGATGTCCGCCGGCGCGCGCCGAAACCCCATGGCCCCGTCCGACACCTCGAGGTCGGTCTGGACGGTGACGTCCACCACGAACACACCCCAAAACAGGGCGAGCACCAGCATGTCGCCCTCGGGCCGGGCATCGGCCACGATCCAGGCAACGCCGTCCTGCGAAAGGCTGTGGCCGAAGGCCGGCGCCGCCGGCAGATCAGCCGGCCGGACCCAGGCCCGGCCAAGCCGCACCTGGCCGCAATCGACGCTGTCGCGCAGGGGGGCCGGGATGCCGATCCAGGTGTCGCCGTCCTCGATCACGGCCAAAACGGCGGTGCCGGCACCGCTCGCCGTATAGGTGGCCGGTCCGGCAAAGGCGGCCACGAAGGCGCCGGCGTCATCGAGCATCGGAGGCCTCCGACGCTTCCTGGCAGACCACGCACCGGCAGGCACCGGGGCGGGCGGCCAGCCGAGCCGTCGGGATGGGGGCACCGCAGTCCCGGCAGATCACCCGGCCGTTCTCCATGATCTGTGCTTCGTCCGGAGCCTTTCTGGTGGAGGACAAGGCAGCCGCCAGATAGGCCCTCTCGTCGCGTTGCGCGCGATCGGCGATGTCCATGTCAGCTCCTTCCGTAGAGGCAGGGTCGCAACCAGCGGGCAATGGCCAGGCTCCAGCGTTTGGCGCGGTCGACGGACATGCCCATCTCCCTGAAGCGGCAGTAGAGATGCCCATCATTCAAGGAGTGCTGGAGGAAATTACGCATTACCGTTTCCCGCCGGTCTGGCGTTCGTAGCAATCGAGGACCGCGTCCTGCTGCTCGATGTAGCCGCACTGCCGGTCCACGATGGTGAGCAGCCTGTCCAGGTTGGCCGGCGAGCACACATGGTCGGCCGGATCCAGTGCGGGCAGTGCGGGCCGGGACGGCCTGGGACAGCGCGTGTAGCTGTGCTGCACCGTGACGGTCCGGCCGGCGCAGCCGCTAATCACGGCAAGAGCGGTTAATATGCACAGCAGCGTTGTGGCTCGTCGCATCGTCCACCACCTTTCCCGCCCTGGCGGGTACGGTCTTGGCTCTACGGATGATCACACAGCGATCGGCTGCCCGCGCCTGCGCGCGGACGTTGGCCTGCTGACAGGCCTCGACCTGGGCGGTCAGCCCGTCGCGGGCGTCGGACAGCGACTTGGCCGACGCTTCCAGGAGCGCAATTCGTGTGTTGGCCTCGCTCAGGTCCTTGGCCATGCTGGTCAGGCTGGTCTGGAGTTGGGCCACCCGGATGGTCTGACCGGCCAGAGCCGCCAGCAGCGCGGCCAGGGCCAGACCGGCGGCCCAGTACAAGCCGCGGTTACTCATGGCAGATGCCCTCCCCGTATCCGGCCGCCACGTAGCGCGGAGTCAGGGTGCGCAGGATGCGCTTGGGGTAGCCCCGATTCTCCCGCCAGCTTCCGGCGGATCGGCCGGCGTTGACTTGCTCCACATTGTCCCACCAGGCGTCCGGTGCCAGGCCGCGCGAGGCGGCCAGCCGGCTGTCCCGGCGCACCCAACCGAGGCCGCCATTGTAGGCGGACAGGGCAAAGGCCATGCGGTCGCAAGGGGTGGACGCCTCAAGGCGGTCCCACAGGTAGCGGTCGTAGGTACAAAGGGCGCGCAAGGCCCAGGAGGGATTAAAGGGCTCGTTGGCGGCAAGCTCCGGGAAGAGGCCGGAGATCCAGTCCGCCGTGGCCGGCATGAACTGGGCCATGCCCCGGGCGCCGACGGGACTGGTGGCATCCGCTCGCCAACCGGATTCCTGGTGGACCTGGGCCGCAAACACGGCCACCGGCGCGGACAGGCCCCAGACGCTCCGGGCGTTGCGGATCAGTTCGGCCCGGTGGCGCAGGGCGGCGGCCGGAAGGCCGCGCGCCCGGACGGGCGTGGGGGATGCGGCCTTGGGCGCCGTGGTCGGCTGTGTCGTCGCGGCCGGCCGGATTGCCGGCGCCGGAGCCCGGTCGCATCCGGAGACGAGCAGCACGGCCAGCAGGGCCAGGGCGAAGGCCAGCACCAGGGCGGCCAGATCCATGGCAGTCTGGTGCATGCTACAGCCCCAACCCCATGGCCAGCATGGTGCCCAACATGACGAGCGGCCGGCGCAGCATGGCGGCGGCGTAGATCTGCTCGCAACCCGCGGCCACCGGATGGTTGGCCCGATCATCGCTCGGCTGTTTGTCGGCCCGCCAGTCGGATGATGTCAGAAACGAGTCCGGCCGGGCGTAGGGGAAACACCAGCGATCAAGCCAGTAGCCCAGATAGCCGGCAATGGTGACCAGGGCCAGCTTGTAGGCCGCCACCGGCAGTTGCTGCGGCGAGAGCAGGGCCACGGCGGCGACCAGGACCACGGCCAGGACCAGGCAGACCAGCATGCGCGGGTTCAGGCGAGAGCGCAGCGACGTCTTGTCCGTGGTCAGGGTCACGGCCTCGGCGGCCAGGCCGGAGAGGGTTTCGGTCGCCTTCTGCCGCATGGCGTCGGCAAGGGCGGCACCCAGGGCGGCGATGCCCTCCGGGGTGTCGAGGCCGGGCGCGGCTTGTTTTACGGATGTGTCGGTATTCGTTTCGGCCATGATGCCTACCTCCCAGGGGTTTCGTTGAGGATCTCGGTTTTGACGTCCGCCGGCATGTCCCGGTCATGGGCCACCATGGCGCGCATCATGCGAAAGAGCGTGTTGGTGCGGTCCTTGATGTCCTGGCGCAGTTCGGCGTGGCCGTCCTGCACCGCCTTGAGGGTGGTGCAGACCGTGACGCGCCGCTCCTCGTACTGGCGGTGACTCACGTAGTTGCGCTTGGTGAGCACGTGCACGGCCAGCGCCACCAGCAGGGAGGTGAACCCCGTGACAGCGGCGGCCTCGAGCGGAGTGAACGTCACGACAGGCCCCCTTATTCCGGGATGACGCCGGTGAGCAGGTAGCCCGCGCCGGTGAACTGGATGCATTCGTCGGTGTTCTGCCGGGCTCGCACGACGTCGCTGCGGGTCTGTTCCTCGCGGTAGGTCTCCACCACCAGCATATCCGGGGCGTCCTCCTCCCAGGCGAAGGTCCGGCCGAGGGATGGCTCGCGCAGATCCTGACCGCCCGAACTGACCACGCCCAGCATGGCCATGGTCGGGGACCAGATCGGCTTGACGTTCTTGGCCTTCTTCTTGGGCGCGGTATTGCTCACCGCGCCGGCGGCGATGATGTGCACGCCGAAGTAGGCCTCGAGCTGGGGGATGGTCAGATCGCCCCGGATGGCGTTGGGGTCGGCGTATTTGACGCGTTCGATGACCGAAGCGCACATGGACACCTGGCGCAGAATGGACTCATCCAGAATGAGCGCGTTGGGCTTGAGGCCGATGGCCAGGCGCATGCCGTCGATGCCCTCGACCACGTCGGCCCGGGGATCGGCGTTGGCGTAGTCGTTCCAGGCATGCCCCACGGCATGACCCCCGAAGGTGGCGACGTCGAAGACCTTGGCGGCCGTCCGTTTTTCCCGGGAGCGCAGGACCATGGACATGGCCCGATAGGTGGCCATGGTCTCGACGTCGAAATAATTCCGGTAGAGCTTGGCCTCGGTGTCGTCGACCGGTTCCTCCCAGCCGTTCTCGGAGCAGGAGTAGTCCTCGAAATCGAAGTCCCAGTCGCCGCGCGCGTAGGCCGTACGCGGCGCCCGGGCGGTGTCGGCCACCTCGAGCAGGGCTTCGGCCGGAATGACCGGGTATTTGGCCGTCTGCAGCGGCGTGTAGAACGGCGGCAGCACCAGATCGGCAATGTAGCCGATGGTGGCGGCCG